GAGTTGTAAATAGCTCCATCGGCGAGCATATTAGTAGCGTTGGTACGAGAAAAGATCAGAGTGTAACGGATCTTTACAGTACTGAAATTAGCGAGTACGGCGTCGAAGGTAGATGCGGCGACTCGAATTCCGAGACCCTTTAACCATACGGCGTTTCCGTGAAAGTTGTCCTCGGCGTCGCCTTGTTCTAGATTGGACGGTATATTTCTTATAAACACCTGAGGTGCTGTACCGTCTCCTTGAGCGATATCGGTAAGGAAATTTCCGTTTTCGAACCGTTTTGGTTCGGTACCGGCTCGGGCGATACGACGAGCGAAACCTCGAAGACCTCTGCGTTTTGAACGGGGACGAAACCGTCTTCTGGATCGACGAAAGGACGGCATTCTCAGCACGATTAATTAATTTCCTTTTAAGGCGACCTGTAGCGTATCTATATATGGTTGGGACAAAAGAGGAAAGAGCTCCGGCCAATGAATATCTGACAGATGGACGCGATCCAATTTGGACGACTCTGGTTGGCCAGGGAACTTGTGAAAAGTCGGGGCGCGGAGTTTGGAACGGGGCGCGGGACATGGGAACTAGGAATGCGCAGCACAGCTTTTATAGCTATATAAGTCCCGCTTTCCGCTTTGCGGCAGGGTAATATTAATTCCTGCCGCATGCCATTTCGCTTCAATGCAAAACGAGCCTTCCTCACATACCCACGATGCGAGCCTCTCACCAAGGAGCGTCTACTTGAATTCCTTCGGGACGATAGAGGTGCTGGATGGTATTGCGTTGGGCTGGAGCAGCATGAGGACGGGGGAAACCATCTTCACGCTTACGCTGAATGGCCAGAACGTCTCGACGTACGAGACGAGCGTTATTTCGACGTGGATGGACAACACCCTAACGTTCAACCCGTACGAAACAGAGCCAGTGTTCTTAAATATGTCCAGAAGGGAGGAGATTATGACGGGAATTGCGAAGCAACTTCATCAACTACCGTCAGGTACGGCGAGCTTATTGCAAACTCCGGAGGGCGTAGAGATTTTCTGGAAAGCGTTGTTCAACACTATCCTCGCGACGCTGTATTGCATCTCGAACGAGTGCGGGAATTCGCTGAGTGGAGATGGCCAGAGGAACGCGTTGCGTACATACCATCGTACACGACGTTCGATGAACCTGTGGAACTAACAGACTGGAAAAACTCTGCTATCACGAATGAGGTAGGACCCGCTACTCGCGGCTAATTTAAAAAACATCGCGTGCACCCCCCCCGCCCCCTTCGGGGGAGCTGTAGCTCACTGAATGGACTAGATAGGTAGACCAAAGTCTTTGTGCGTTATATCAGGAACGAGATTCGGGAAGACCGAGTGGGCAAGAAGCCTTGGATGCCATATCTACATGTGCGGCTTATTCAACGTTGACGAGTGGGATTCCGATGCCAAGTACATCGTGCTCGACGACATCGATATTCGCTTCTTCAACATGTGGAGATGTTTTCTTGGGTGCCAACGACAGTTTACCGTCACAGACAAATACCGTAAGAAGCGCACCGTCACATGGGGTAAACCTACCATATGGTTATGCAACGAGTCAGGAGATCCTCGCAGACATCTTCCCGGAGATAGAGATTGGTTATTGGGAAACGTAGTTTTTGTGGAGTTGGTTAAACCCCTTTTTTAAGTTTTTTCAATATAACTAAGGATCACGGAAGTAAAGGTGCCAAGTATCAGAAAGAGTACCAAGGACAGTATCCTCACCAGGAGTAGCAACACCAGGAGGAGTAAAAACTTGAGTAATAAGATAATAAGATCCAAAACGACCATGATTAGGTGCAGTTGTAAGAGCAGAAGCCTCTGGATTCTGGAACTGGAAGTTCTTGTTAATCTTGAAGTATAACTTCTTGCCGGTAATACCAGCACCAGCACCGCCTACATTTACCGTAAACATCTTAGAACCCAATACCTTAATATTGGTACGGTCATAGAACGTTTCGAGACCGAAACCAGTAAACCGACCCGGTGTGGCATTTACATCAAACAGACGCGGATTCGCGAAGGGAGTTGCCTGGGCCGGATTAGTGTTATCAGTCGTTGTAGAGTTGTAAATAGCTCCATCGGCGAGCATATTAGTAGCGTTGGTACGAGAAAAGATCAGAGTGTAACGGATCTTTACAGTACTGAAATTAGCGAGTACGGCGTCGAAGGTAGATGCGGCGA